AAATATCAAGTTATTGAAGTATAAAAAAAAATTTAATTTCAGAAATATAAATAATATTTATTATAAGTAAAAACTATTTAAAGTAGGAGAATATAGTTATGGCTGAAGAAGTAAAACAAACAGAAAAACCTCAAGTTGAAGAATCTAAAGAAGTAAAATTCACGGATGAAGAACTTCAATCTTTACAAGGTTTACAAACAAGTTATCAAGAAAAACAAGTTATTCTAGGACAACTTGCAGTACAAAGAATATTACTAAATCAACAATTAGAAGCTCTTGATATTCGTACTGAAGAAGTTGAAACGGAATATCAAACAGTTCAACAAGAAGAACAAGATATTGTTAAAACTTTGAATGAAAAGTACGGGCCTGGACAACTTGACCCAACGACTGGTGTCTTTACTCCAACTAGTTAATATTTTTATTTAAAAAAATGGTCTAAAATATATATTTTGAAGACCTTACGTTATACTTATAGTAGAATAAGTTTAGTTGTTTTTAAACAAAAAATATAAGATTTTAGGAGAAAAAAGATGGCAGAAAGAATTGTCTCACCTGGTGTTTTTACGAGGGAAAGAGATTTATCATTTTTACCTCAAGCAATAGGTGAAATTGGTGCAGCAATAATAGGCCCTACAAAAAGAGGCCCAGCGTTTACACCGACCCAAGTAACTAATTTTCAAGAATTTGAAGAGATGTTTGGTGGTGTAGACCAAAGATTTTATACACCGTACGCAGTAGAAGAGTATTTAAGAAGTGCTGGTGTAGTAACAATAGTTAGAGTTTTAGGAATTGGTGGATATGCCGCTGATTCAGTTCAATTGGTAGTTCATCAGAACGTAGTTGCCGACTCTGTTCAAGCAACTCAATCACTTGCTATTTTAGCTCCATCAAGAGGTTCAAGTGGTGCTGGTGATTTAAGTGCAACAAGTCTGACACTTGCTGGTACAGCGACAGCTTCAGGATTTGACGTTGTTGTTTCAGGTAGTAACGTCTCAGCTGAAACATACAGACTATCCCTTGATACAGGTAGTGCTGATTTTGTAGATAAAGTAATTAGTCCAGACCCACAATCAGTTAAGTCAGGTGCTAATGACGCATCTGTATATGTTTATAAAGTTTTTAAAACAGCGGCTGCTAACTATACATCATCTATGAGTACAGTTAAAGTTGGAGTTGTAAACACCGCTAATGGACATAACTTTACAGGTGGTTCAACCTCATTTGACAGTAAAGGTGAAGCTGGAACTTGGACTGGTAATGTAGATTATCAATTCGCTAGAACACCATATCTATTATCACAAACAATTAATTCATCTCGATATAGTCTATTTAGAGTTTATAGTCGTTCACACGGAACTGATATAAATACTACTTACAAAATTAAAGTATTAAATGTTAAACCTGAAGAAGATATAGAGGGTTCAGATTATGGTACTTTTTCACTTCACGTATCTAAAGTAAGTAATGATGAAGTGTTAGAAGAATTTGATGCATTGACATTAGACCCTGAATCACCAAATTATTTTGCTAAGAAAATTGGTGACCGTCACGTTGAAATAGACTCTAATGGTAAATTAACTTACTATGGTAGTTACCCAAATTTAAGTAGATTTATAAGGGTAGGTGATTACTCTAGTATGGAAGAAGATGGAGTATTTAAGTATCCAAAGAACGTTGTTCCAATGGGTCATAACGCAGTATATAATACAGGTCCAGGTGGTACAAATTTCCCATCAGCGTCACTTAATACAGAACAAAGAGATGGTAATAATACATATGATAGTACAGTTCCATTTGGAATTGATTTACTTACTACGGGTCCAAAAGAAGATAATATGCAATATCTTGCACCAGTTCCCGCTACAGCTACAACTGGTAATAACTCAGTATTTCACTTAGAAAATATGTATGGTGATACTGATTTTGATACTTCGTTGTCAAGTACATACTCAGCTGGAGACCAAATACTCGGTCTTACAGGTTCTGCGATACAACAATTAAAATTCGCAGTACCTTTACAATGGGGATTTGATGGTAGAAATCCAGCAACACCTTATTCTACAGGTACAGATATTGCAAATAGTAATACACAAGGATTTGATTTATCTGATTCCTCAGCTAGTGGTTCTGTTGCATATAAGAGAGCTATTAATGCTGTAAGTAATCCTGATGAATTTGATATTAATCTATTAGTAACACCTGGTGTTATTCACGGATTACATTCAACTGTAACAAATCACGCAATATCTAAAGTAGAAGCTCGTGCTGATGCTTTTTATATAATGGATGCTACTGCAATTGGTGATTCAATATCTACGGTTAAAAATACTATTAAGAGTTTAGATACTAACTATGCTGGTACTTATTATCCCTGGATTAAAATTGTAGATAGAGATACAAGTAGACCAGTATTCGTACCACCATCGGTAGTACTACCTGGTGTAATTTCTTACACAGACCAAGTAGCTCACGAATGGTTCGCACCAGCTGGTTTGAATCGTGGTGGATTGACTACAGTACTAGAAGCAAAAACAAGATTGACTCACGCAGAACGTGATGACCTCTATGAAAATAGAATCAATCCAATCGCTTCTTTTCCAGGTCAAGGTGTAGTAGTCTTTGGACAGAAAACACTACAATCTAAACCATCTGCGTTAGATAGAATCAATATTAGAAGATTGTTGATTGCATTAAGAAAGTTTATTGCAAGTTCTTCAAGATTCTTAGTATTTGAACAAAATACTCAAGCGTTGAGAAATCGTTTCTTGAATATTGTAAATCCATATCTTGAACAAGTACAACAAAATAGTGGTTTGAGTGCATTTAGAGTTGTTATGGATGATTCTAACAATACTCCAGATGTAGTGGATAGAAACCAATTAGTTGGACAAATATTCATTCAACCTACGAGAACTGCAGAGTTTATCGTACTTGATTTCGTTGTTCAACCTACAGGTGCTACGTTTCCTGAATAAGTTTAACTTATAAGTAACGTTAACGTATAATAGAAAAACCCTCACTTCGGTGGGGGTTTTTTGTTTTTATCAAAAATTTCATTAATTGATATTTATTTATGAGTACGAATAAAAGACTTTTTTAGGAGAATAAAGAATGGCTACATTAGACCCTTCAGAAATTATGTTCACACCGTTTGAACCGAAAACAAAAAATCGGTTTATTATGTATATTGAAGGTGTTCCCGCGTATTTAATTAAAACTGCAAATAGACCACAAATTCAATTTGAAGAGATAGTTTTAGACCACATCAATGTAAAACGTTATATTAAAGGTAAAGGTGCATGGCAACCTATTGATATTATGTTATATGACCCAGTTGTTCCAAGTGGTGCACAAGCAGTTATGGAATGGGTTCGTTTATCCCACGAATCAGTAACAGGTCGTGACGGATATTCAGATTTTTATAAGAAAGATGTTACCTTTAATATGTTAGGTCCAGTCGGTGATATAGTTGAACAATGGAAATTAAAAGGAACATATATTGAAACAGCAAATTTTGGTGATATGGATTACGCAACAAGTGACCCAGCAGAAATCACCCTAACACTTAAATATGATTACGCAATCTTAGAATTCTAATAGGAGAATACAATGAGTGAATGGTTAGCACAAAATTGGGAGTATGTTTTAGTCGCTTTTTACGCAATAGAAAAAATCGTTAAACTTACGCCAACAAAATATGATGATATCTTATTTGATGCAGTATTAAAACCCATCAAAGAAAAAATGATGCCATCAACAAAAAAATAAAATTGTTATTTAGAACAAATTAGTTATAATTATATATAATTGGTTATTAATTTAATTCATAAAGGAGTCATTTATGGCTGATTACAAGTTTCCTACTGAGATGGTAGAATTACCATCTAAAGGATACTTCTACGCAGATGGTCATCCACTTTCAAGTGGTAAGGTAGAAGTAAAATATATGACCGCAAAAGAAGAAGATATTCTTACTTCTCAAAATCTAATACAACAAGGTACAGTAATTGATAAGTTATTGGAGTCTTTGATTGTAGATAAATCAATTAAACTTGATGATATGATGATTGGGGATAAAAATGCAATTATGGTAGCAGCTCGTGTTCTTGGATATGGTAAGGAATATGAATTTACTTATGATGGTGTAGAACAAATAGTTGATTTATCAACACTTGAACCTGAAGATATGGACTTTGATAAGTTTACTAAAGGTCAAAATGAATTTAATTTTAAATTACCAAATTCTGAAAGAGAAATTACGTTTAAATTATTAACTAGTGGTGATGAAAAAAATATATCAGCTGAAACAAAAGCTAAAGAAAAAATATCTAAAGAACAAAGTTTTGAACTTACTACTCGTTTAAAAAATATGATATTATCAGTTGATGGTAATTCAGAGAAAGCTTATATTAATAATTTTGTAGATAATGAGTTCTTGTCAAGAGATTCATTAGCATTTAGAGAATATTTAACATCAGTCACACCAGATGTAGATATGACTACAAAAGTTAAAAATTCAGCTGGAAAGGAGACAGAAGTGGTGATTCCAGTCACCCTTCGATTTTTTTGGCCTTCCGCCGGAGTATAAACTTCAAATTCACGAAGAAATATTTCAGTTAATATTACATTCTAAAGGTGGTATCACGTTTGGTGATGCATACAACCTACCAATCTATCTTCGAACATTCTATCTAAAAAGATTACAGACTTTCTATAAGAAAGAAGCAGACGAATTACAAAGAGAAATGAATAAACATAAAACTTCATATAAAAAGTAATTTTCTGTATAATTGATATTTATTATTGAGTTATAACACTTAATATTAATCGGAGATTTTAATGTCTAAATATAAAAAAGTAAATGAAGGTATAATAGACAATTTTATATCAGCATTATTTAATAAAGCAGGTAAAGGTTTAGAGTCTGCGACTATACGAAAACTAAGTAAAACAGACCCCGAATTAGCTCAACAATTCAAAGATTTACAACAAAAACGTAAAGAAATACAAAAAACGTTAACACGTAAACAAAAATCTCAAATGAGAAAAAACGAATTACCTGATGTTGTAAAAAAATATTTAAAATAAGGTAAATTATGCCTCGTGGAACACCATTAATAAAAGAACTAGCACAAGATTATGAACTCTTAAATGAGCAGATTGCAAAGCAAGGGCCAATTGAAGCTAAATTAAATGGATTAATTGCTCAAAGAGAAAATCAACTAGCGTTAATAAATCAACACAATGATGAAGGGTTAAAGTTAACTCGTAAGTTAGTTGACGAAACTAAAAAAATACCAGAAGGAGCTGAAAAATTTGGTGACGCTATAAGAAATATTGCACCTGGTCTTGTTAATATGGCTCAGTCAGCATATAATACTTATGATAGTTTTAGAAATTTAATACCAAAAGGTGGAGCGTTTTTAGGAGTAGCAGTAGCATTAGGAGCGGCGTTTTTAAAAGCACAAGAAGCTATTACTGATACTCGTAAAGAATTAGGTGTTTCATATAGTCAAGCAGTTGCTATAACTGTTCAAAACAAAGTATTAGCTGCTCAAGCAAAAGCCTATGGATTAGCTACAGAAGATATTAGTTCAGCTCAAGCTGCAATAAGAAATGATTTAGGTGCTAGTGTACAAGAATCGTTAAACCTTAGTGTAAATTTTGCAAGAACATCTGCTGCAACTGGTCAAACAGCAGAAGAGTTATCAAGTACACTTTCTATAATGGAATCAATTTCAGGTGCAAGTCGAGATGTTCTTTTGAATCAAATTAGAACAAACGCTGCAATGATTGAAGCGGCTGGTGTAGCTCCTTCACTTGTAATGAAAGATATTGCTCAAAACGCTGAGTTTTTTGCTTCATTTGCTAAAGATGGTGGTCAAAAT